TCCAGGCGATCTACCATCTAACGCACCATAGTTGTATACTACAGTTTCATAGTCGATAGTCATTCTATTCTGCATGACTCCGCCGCCTTCAGAGTAGTTATATGTGTCATGACCGAAAGAGGTTATGACAGGATTTACTAACGAGTATGCGGTAAAGTTATGTTGATTGAATCCGAATACAGTGATATTCTTAAAGAATGGAATCTTTTTACCGTCGTTACTAGTAGAGCCTCCGGTAAAGCCCCAATCATCATCGCCGCTGATTGAAGTGTCATATATATTATTACTGTTGTATGATTTACCACTTGAACTACCGGAGCCGCCTCTATTGCCAGCAAATACTATGCCTGGTTTATTAGCGTCATTGTAGTAGTAAGTATAATATGCTTCCCAAAGCTTTGTAGCTTGGTTGTTATTATCATCATGGAATGTTATTTCAATAGGTTCGTATCTTATTTTAGTCTGCACGATACGTTTTCTATTATATTGGTTTAGCTGCTGCGTTTGAACACTAAATGAAGGCAACTTTACTTCTTTAACCAATAACCCGTAGTTCCCTTCGCCGGAATATGCATCGGGGTTGATATCAAAGTATGTATGAAAGAGAAATTTAAGCTTCGGTGCATTCTGATACGAATTCGTTCTGAATGTTTTAGAAGCGTGGGTATAGTCTCTGAGGTAGTCGCTGCCGAAGAAAGCTCCGGCAGCGTCCTGTAATAAACTTTGACCCCAATTTCCTAGTGACATTAATTTGTCCTAATTATTAGGTAGTAGCGCCGATACCTGTAACAGAAGCGCCACCGAATGCACGACCAACAGAAGTACCAACACCTGATTGAAGAGGTGATTGAACTGCGTTATCGTAGGCGATTGAAAGTGCCATTGTTACTGCTTCAGAAGTACCATAGTTAAGTGCGTTATAGTTAACTGACTTCAAGAAGCAGCCATATAGTTCCCAAGTTTCAAGAACAGTAGGAGCTAGTGCGCCGTTACCACCGTCGAGAATTTCAACGTTTGTTTGGAATTTGTAGTCTTGACCTGTTGCAGCAGATGCCTGCTCTACGAAATCAAGTTGCTTCTGTAACTGCTGTCCAACTGCTTTCGAAACGGTTCCGGATGCATCGTCACGAATGTTGACTGACATATCCGCCCAAGTGTGCTTACCTGCTAACTTTAGCGTTGAGTTGTAAATCTGAATTGGAATTTCAGCAAACGAAACGTTCGGTCGTGAGCAGTCAATTACTTGCTTAGTCAACTGAAGTCCACTATCAGTATCAACCCCAAAGTTCAAAAAGTTAACTCTGAAGCGGAATTGAAGTTTAGGCATTAGTAGACCTTGGTTGCCACCCGCATTATCAGACGCTACGGTCATATTGAACAATGATTGTGAGGCTGTTGCCATTTTATATTCTCCTGTAAAAGTATTTATCTTTTTAAAGTGAGGGGCCGTTATGACCCCTCACCTTACTTATTATGCGCCGCTCAACTCACCGGTGTTCAGAATACGAACCGGAATGTAGATGAATTCAATTGCCTTAACAGGTTCAATTGCAACGTCTACCCAAAGTTCGTTTCTATCGATACGGGCTGGTGTGTTGTTTGACTCATCGCAAACTACAAGATAGTCATAGAGACCTCTCTTAGCGACTAGGTCGACCATTAGAGTTTCTACCACACCTGCAATCTGCTGTCTTGTAATCGAATCATTTGGTTCAAATACGAACGGACGAGCAGCAATAGTTAGCTGTCTACGGATATAAGCAATAAGTCTTGCAACGTTAATTCTGTCAAGTGCAGAATTTGATGCAAAGCTTGACTTGTTACCGTAGTTAAGCAATCCGTTTCCAGTGAAGAAGACCATTGGGTTTATCTGATTCACGTACAATACGTCACGAATACCGATTCTAGTCTTAATTACTTGGAATTCACCAGTAGTTGCATCTACGTAACCAATATTAGTTGCGTTATCGATGATACCACGACGAGTACCAGCTGGTGCAAACCAAGGATAAGCAACATTGTCATTACGAAGAATCGTTCTAATCATCATGTGTGATGAAGGAACTGCAACTAAGTTGCCATCCAAGTCCGGTGCAATACCGCTTGGGTAGAATAGACCCATATAAGTACTGCGAGATACTAGCCCTTCTTCTCCAGTCGATGTTGCGCCAGCAGCATTAGTTGCCCATGCTTGAATTGCTGTTGCATCATCTGGAAGTCTCATTGGAGTATCACCGATAATGAATCCTGTTTCACCGCGATCAGCGTTCAACACAATCATGTTAGGCTGAAGTTCAGGGTAGTTAGGGCAAGCGATGAGGTTGAATGTATTATCTTCATCACGAATCGCAGTATTAGTGTCAACTGCTGAACGTAGTGCCTGAACTACCATGTTACGCTGCGCCTTACGACCCATATACGGAGCACCATTAGACTGTAGGCCACTTGCCGTTACCCATGCATCCTTCTCAGTTGGTAGAGTTTGGTCAGGGAAACTCTCGCCATTGAAGTAGTTAACACGATATTGCTTAACGTTATAACCTGAACGACGAGTGTTAAACAGTAGCATACCTACCGGATATGCTGTAGGTTCCGGAGCATCCAAATCAAGATAGTTACTAGTCAATAATGACTGGATTGATGGAATCGGGTCGTTTGCTGGGTTAGTAGTTCCGTTAGTTGCCCAACGAGCATCAGCGAATACTACTCCGGTAGAACTTGTCTGATCAGTGTTATCGATAAGAACCCATCTGTCAACATTTTCTACTGACTGCCAGCGACTGATGATTGGATAGTTTTCGAGATCACTTGTGTCGATCCAAATGTCACCGTATACGAGAACCGTCCCATCACTTTGAGTTGTTGGCTCACTTGCGCTTACAATTGGTCCGTTAGGATCAGTTGCGTTTGTTCCAGTTGGGGTTGGGAAACCATTTGAGTCATAGTTGATGTTTTTATATGCAAGCCAACCAGATCCAGCTCTAACCATGATGTCAACTTCATCGATTACTGAGAAGAACCAATTAGTGTTGTTGACTGGAGCCTCGACCGGAGCACCTTCGTTAGCTGTCATTGAGAATTCTACCCAGTTTGACAAACAAGTAGAATACTCAAGTGAGCCAGTACCACTCTTATAAACGAGTTCTGTTACGTTACCGCTACTGACTGCATTGACAACACAAATCAAGTCGTTAGCAGGAGAAGTTCCGCCCATTTGAGTACCGCTAAAAGTGATTTCGTCGCCTACTGCATATCCACTTCCGTCATTAGCAAACGAAGTTGGATTAATCAAGTAAGTTTGATAGTAGTTTTGTACGTTAATCTGTAGACCAGTACCTACACCTGTACGTGAGGTTTGTGTTGGTTGATAAGAAGTAACTACGAATGGTCCTTCTTTAACACCGGTTGTAGTTCCAATGATGAAGCCTGCTTCTTGAATCCAACCGTTACTGACTCCAGCGCCACTAATGTCTTCTAGAATAATGCAACCGCCCTCAGTGTGAGTAAGTTGCAACGCATCGGAATCTGTAACAGTACAAGTAGTGAAGGGAATTCCGGCAGCAGACCAAGCAGTAACAACATCAGTTGTAGTAGCATTGTCTGAAATGGTCACTGTGTAAGTTGAGGACAGTGCTGATGTTCCTGGGATAGTAGTATTCACTGAAACAGTGTATGGTCCGTTAGGGAATGTTGGATTCAACACCGAACCAGTAATAACAGTTGGACCAGTTGCAATTCTTTCCCAATAATAGATCGGCGCTTCAATGTAAGAATTAGGGACTACGCCGTTGTAAACGGCCCCGCCGCTATTGAAGTAGTACTGTCCGTAAATAGTTCCTGCCGGAATATTTTTCCCGCCGCCGGCATCTGACCCAGCAATTGCTAGCCAATCTGAACGACTATAGCTTACTGTCTTAGGAACCCAAGAAGAAATAGTAGAGCTCCACTCTGATATTGCAGAGTCTAATCCATTGCCTGCAGCACCAATCTTGATCCATACTGAGCCTGATGGACGAGGGTAAGTTTGTCCAGCTTGCCATAGTGGCTGCTGAGAAGCTACGCCTAAAAACAGACTTGTTTCGTAATAAGGATCTGCACTAATTCCCAAATCAGCTAAAATTGTTCCAGTACCTGATGGTTCAATAAACGGGACCTCATTACTATACTGTTGATTAAACTGTGCTGAATAGATAACAAGCTTGCCACCGATAACCTCTGCTGAGATTAATGGATAATCAAATGCATTGATAGCTGCTGCCATAACGCTTACTGTATTGTTTGGAGCAGATTGAACAGTCACTTCTAATTCATATTGGTCGTTGACGTTAAGAGTCAATACATCACCTGGAGTCAATGTCGGGTCAGCCTCTGAAGCTTGAATTGTTGGCCAAGAACTAGCCCAGTCTGCCGATCCAATACGTACCCATTCATTACTAGGTGTCTTATAGAAGAACATTCCCGCAGTAGATGCACTTGGATAATCGTATGTAGGAATTGCAACAACTGCATAATCACCTATTTGTCCTACGCTAGGAATAGGAACATGACCGGTAACTTGATCAGCAGAACTGATTACGATTGGAGATTGTAATACAAACTGACCAGTTGTTGAATCGAATTCATAGATACCCCAAGTTGAAGTTGTAGTATCAAGCCAGTAAGCGCCGTTGTCTGGATTACCAGTTGGACGTCCTGTTTGACCTACAAGACTTGCAAGATCAATGTCTGCTCTCATGGTGAATACACGATTAGTAATACCTAGTGCAGAGTAAGCAGCAAGTAGACCGTATTCATTGAGTTCGTAACCCTGAATCGGTGTGCCGTTTGAAGTTTCGTAGAAGAATGGATTACCATAAAGAGTGACTAGATCACGCTGGCTAGTAACCTGATAGAGCTTGCCGGCGTTAGCGGCTGTTGTGCCGACTGCTACTGCTGTTCCAGTAGGATCAGCTTTGTTTTGAGCGGTCGCAAGCACAATAAGAGGTATTGTGTTGGTTGGGGCTGGAAGATACTGAGACTCATCGATTACTGTAACTTCTACGCCTGGAGATACTAGTGCCATATTCTTTTTTCCTTTGTATGATTCTGAGGTTTACCACCTAAACCCAGAATACACTTTTCTGGGCTTGTAACTATATTTATAAAATAAATTAAAAAAGCTGGTATAGGGGGACCTTTAAAGGTAAAAATCAACTAAATAGTTGATGCCTCTACAACGACCAATCTGTAAGGAATGCAATAAAAGCTATTGCGCTATAAACTATATCCGTAATGGTAAAACCTATTACCGACGCATTTGTGATAACTGCGGAAAAAAGAAGGCTAAAAAGAAACCCATTGTTCCTAGCTGGGAGAAGGCTGGATACAAAAAGAAGCCGCACTGTGACTTGTGCGGCTTCAAGAGTTTATATCCTAGTCAGATGACTGTCTTTCATATTGACGGCAACTTAACCAATGTAGCGTTCAACAATCTAAGAACCATCTGCCTTAACTGTGTAGAAGTAGTTAAGAAGAAGGAAGTGACTTGGAAACGCGGTGACTTAACGGTTGATTATTGATTCCATCTGAGTATGTAGATAGTCAATCGTTCCGTTATTGTCAATGTGATAGTCGTAGTCTAGCCCAACACTGCTATATTCGCTAGCATGAACATTATGATTCTGTT